AATTTCCAGAGTGTGATTAATGAGTAATGTAATAAACTTCAATCTAGAGAGAGCAACTCGCAAAAGTGGATTGCATCGAGCAGAATGTAAACAAATGATTGAAGATGGATTTGATCCAATGAACCCAACTGATATTGAACACTACGGCGATTGGTTCAGTGTTGCGGCCAATATTGAAATGGAACATAATTGGACAGACGAAGAAATACAACGGTTATTAACTGACGTATTAGGGCAAGAACCTAAAAAATAAATATATTAAACAAAGAAGTGGACCAACAGTTGAGCGATGTACTTGTATTAAATGCTGACGCACAACCGGTTAGTTTCCTGCCACTAAGTGTAGTGCAATGGAAGGAAGCAGTGATGTATATGTACCATGATAAATGTACAGTACTAGACTGGTATGATGATTGGGTAGTAAGATCTACAAATTGGGAAACCCGAGTGCCGGCTGTTATTATGCTAAAAAGTTTTATGCATAAAACCCGTAATCCACGATTTAGTAAAACTAATTTATATTTGCGAGATATGTATGAGTGTGGTTACTGTGGCAAGCGACACCCTAAAAATGATCTAACAATGGATCATGTCATGCCTATCAGCAAAGGCGGCAAAACAAACTGGACCAACACAATGACAGCATGTAAGCCGTGTAACTGGCGCAAGAGCGACAAAGTAGGGCCAGACTGGCGACCACTATATAAACCGTATGCTCCTGGTTATTATGAGCTAGTACGCAAACGTAAGCAACTGGATTTTACAGTACGACATCCGAGCTGGTATCAGTGGCTTGATTTAGAAGATACTTAAAAACTTCTTGACAACTTATAACATTTATGTTAATATGGTGAAGTTGTGTGACTGTTCACACACCGGGAGACATAACCCGTAAAACCTAAAAGGAGATAAAAATATGGATATTCTTAAAAAGATTAAAGGATGGGCTGCTGGCCTAACAGACTTGGGACTTTCAATTGTAGCACTACTGCTAGTTGTTGAAGTACTAGGATTAGGAGCGATTCCGTTCTTCCCAGAAACAAGTGTAGTAGCAAACGTATCAGCGATGCTAGGCACACTAAGCGCAGAAGGCCTAATGGGCTTGATTGCTATCTGGGTACTATATGCTATTTGGAATAGAAAATAGACAGGCTTTAATTTAAAAAAAATTATAAGCTATTGAAAGCGAAGGATTTTTTCCTTCGCTTTTTGCTTGACTACCAATACGTCTTACTGTATATTGATGGTATAAGTTAAACAAAGGATAGCAGATGCATACGAAAAAAGAATACGCATTCACAACACAATCAGAAGCGCAAGAGTTTGCCAACAGATACTTAGGTCCATCTGGACGTCCAGATCGTGACACTTATGTAACTGGTCCATTTTACCGTGATGATGCTGTTACTTTTAAAGATATGCCAGGTGTTGAGTGTAGACCACCTTTTTGGTCAGTTGGCATAGAAATTTATTCATAAAAATACCTTTTAGGGCTTGACACCAAGACGTATTGGTGCTATATTCGTAGTATGATAACAAACAAGGAAACAAAAATGATGCTAACAGGTTACACAGAAAAGAAAATTATCGAAAACTTTGCTGACGCATATATGGATGGAGATGTAGTTCGTTGGGTATCCAATGACCGTGTTCCATTTCTTGATATGGTAACTGACTTTGCAACATTAGGTTTGATTGAAGATTTTCAAATTGAGCTTTCAGAAAACACTCGCAAGATTGAACAGTCTGCATTTTTAAAAGAGTACATGTTTTCACAAGCTAACCGTTCAGAAGAAGAAAAGAACGAAGAGCGTATGATGGCTCAAGCAGCTTTTGGTCCAGATACTAAAGTTGTTAACGTAATTACAGGAGAAGTTATATAATGACTATTGAATCAGAACTGCCAATTGATGTACTTAATAAGATCGATAATATATATGATACTGTACATGGTGGCCCATATGATCGTGGTGGCGCTGACAGTTATTATGGTCGAGCGTTTAATCCACATTACTGGCCCGAAGGTACACACAAAGGTGCTCGTGTTGAAATGAAAGATATGACGCCACTAGAAATTACTGCTTATACCAAAGGCTTTAATGATAATGAAGCTGATGGTGCTTTTAAAGAATGGTAATTAACACTTGACAAAAGTGGTTATTATCTATATATTATTTAAGTAAGGAGTGTTTATTATGGCCACATTTGAAATTGAAACAATTGAATACAACAAACACGGAAGTGTTAAAAAAGAGTTCGAATTATTTGGTAGTAAAAAAGAAGCTATCAATCATATGAGAAAGAAAATTAAAGATCGTCACGGCTTACTCCAACGAGGTGAAGTTAAAGACGGCGAAGTTAAACTTCTCGATGATCGAGGAACTGTCCGACAGGAAATTAAATTTGGACAGATTATATAATCTCTACAAAAATTGAGGCAATAATGAAAAACTTTCTAATCAACATCACAAGTGACGTATACAATATTCTTTTAGTTGTTGCGATTATGTTAGTAGTAACACCAGCAAATGCTGAACAAACGTTTGCTGGATATGAGCAAGATTCCTTTCCAGAAACATATTGTATGGCGCTAAACATTTATTACGAAGCACGTGGTAGCAGTATGGCTGACCAAATTGGTGTTAGTGATGTTGTATTAAATCGTGTACGTGATATTCGTTATCCAGATAATGTATGCGAAGTAGTTAGGCAGGGTCGACAAGACAGTAACGGAAATATGATACGTAATGCTTGTCAGTTTAGCTGGTATTGCGATGGTAAAGCAGACACTCCCCAAGACCAAGACTCTTGGATTAGTGCACAAACACTTGCTTGGCGTATTATGAAGTTTGAAGAGTTTCGTGGAATAACAGAAGGCGCAACTCACTATCACGCACATTATGTAAATCCACGTTGGGCTCGTGACCTTACACTTACTGGATCAATTGGAGTACATAAATTTTATCGTTGGGACTGAAAATACATAAATATATGTATGAAAATTAACGAAGTAATAAATCAACCACTTGAAGAAGGTCCAAACGACCCTCATATTTTTAAAGCAGTGTTTATGGCTGGTGGCCCTGGATCTGGAAAGTCATACGTGGCTGGAAAGATGTTAGGCGGCACTGGCCTTAAATCTGTTAATAGTGATGAGATTTATGAATATCTGGCACAGAAACAAGACATTGATTTAGGTGATCCGGCACAAGTGATCTCGCCACAAGGTCAAGAAGTACGTGGTAGAGCTAAAGAACTTACACAAAAAAAACGTGGACACTATTTAGATGGTAGACTGGGTGTAGTAATTGATGGCACAGGTAAAGATGTTGACAAAGTAAAAAAAGATAGTCAAGCACTAAAGTCATTGGGATACGAAACAATGATGATTATGGTAAACACGAGTGAAGATGTCGCACAAGAGCGTAATCAACAACGTCCTAGACGCATACCAAGTGATATTGTTTCTAAAATGTGGAAACAAGTTCAAGATAATTTAATGCAGTTTCAACAAGTTTTTGGAGCAGCAAATTTTCATGTAGTTGATAATAGCGAGGGTCAAGAAAACCCCAGCGCCAAAGAGAACTTTAATCAAGTATACAAAAACGTACAAAAGTTTTTAAATACTCCTCCCAATAGCAGATACGCAAAATCATGGTTATCTGATCAAAAAACAAAAGGTGAAAACTAATGGCACACACAGCAGAATCAATACAAACTTGGATAGATAATTATACATTTGTAGACAACGCTACAGCAAGCAGCGATATACTTTCAGGTATTGTTAAAGATTTATCCGAACATGGATATACATTTGGTCCAACTAACAATAGTGGATACACATTAAGTATTACTGGTCCAGTAGTGACTCAAGACTTTATTGTTAAAGCGGACGAATAATAATAATGTACGAGTATAAATGTTTAACAATGCGAGTTATTGATGGTAGTACGATAGATGCTGAAGTTGATCTTGGCTTTAATGTATTAGTACGACAACGTATTAAACTTCATGGGGTAAATGCTGCTGATATCAGAAGTGCTGACCCAAAAGAAAAAGAACGTGCGCAACAAGCACGTACCCGATTAGTAGATCTAATTGGAAAAGAATTTTACTGTCATACAATTATGAATAAGCGTGGCAAGGCTGGTAGAACTCTTGGACATGTCTATATTATAGACGCAAATGAAAACCGTATTGACGTAAATCAGATTCTTATAAACGAAGGCCTAGCCACTCGGTACGGAGATTAAATCATGTTATTTGGTATTTTAACTTTATTAGTCGCACTAACCATCAGTGGTGTTGCGATTTATTATAGTGTAGCAGGACTGGTTGCTATATTTGCAGCAGCTAGTATTCCTATTATTATAATGGGAGGTGCGTTGGAAATTGGTAAACTAGTAGCGGCTGTTTGGTTACACCGGTATTGGGATAGAGCTAAATGGTGGCTAAGAATATATCTTAGTGTAGCAGTATTAGTATTAATGTTTATTACAAGCATGGGTATCTTTGGATTCTTAAGTAAAGCACACATTGAACAAACTGCCGCCGCAAATGAACAAGTGGCTACACTAGAAAGATTTGATGAAGAAATTGTTAGAGAACAAGAGATCATTACTAGAGCTAATGAGCGCATTGCCAAAGGTGAAGCAGATGCTGACAAAGAAGATGTTGGTATACAGGCAAAAATAGATAAAGAACAAGAACGTATTGACAGCGCATATACAAGACGACAACCTAGTATACAAGAACAATTAGATATTATTGGTGCCGCTGAACTAGCACTTGATGGAAGAGTTGCTGTATTTGAAGATGAAATTACTAGTTTAGATACAGAAATAGTAAGATTAAATGGTTTAGTATCAGAGCTTAGAACACAGTTATCTAATACAAGTGTAGCAAGTGTAGAAGAACAAATACAGCCTTATAGAGATCAAATCACACAACTTGATAATGATATTACTAGACTAGACACACAAGCGGCAGCATACGAAGCTCGTATTAGTGAACTGGTACCAGACTATAGCGCAGTTGACACACTAAAATCACAAATTATAGCAATTGAAGAATCTATTGTTGTTACTGCAAATAAATTACAAAGTACCGAACGTGCTAAGATACAAGAAGGTCAAGCAGTAATTGGTGTTACTAGTGACGGACTATTTGGTAGTAATACAACTCGTGCGTTGAATGCTTGGGTAACAGCACAACAAGCACGTATTACACAATTACAATCACAAGAGACAGACCTAAGATCACAAGCGCAATTAGTTATTAGTTCAGAGCGTAATCGTTTAACTGGGTTAGTTACAGGGCTACGAGGATCACAAACAGAAAGTGTACAAGCACGTAAGCAAGGACTATTAGATACAATTGATCGTATTAGAAATGATGCGTCAAGTGGTTTACAAACACAACGTGATAACATACAAACAAAAATTACTATAGTACTAGATACAGACATACCTGCTGTTAGAGACCAACGCAAACTAGCACAAGATAGTATTACACAATTACGTAACTCACCAGATCGTAAAATTGAAAATGCACAAACAGAGATGGCTAGACTACGTGAGCTAGCAGAAGCAGAGATTTTACAATCACAAAGTGTTATTGAAAGATTACGTGCTGAAATTCAGATAGGTGATGATGTAGATTTAGATACATTAACTGACGCACAGTTAGCTAGAATTAAAACAGCAAACGATAATATTGATCGTATTACTAATGAAAAGTTTGCGCTACAAGCAGAAGCTAGAAAGCTAGAAGCAGAAGTAGGACCTGTTAAGTATTTGGCAGAGTTTATATACGAAGATGCTGATCGCACTACACTAGAAGATGCTGTACGTTGGGTAATACTTATTATTATATTCGTATTTGATCCACTGGCAGTTGCGCTACTCATTGCGGCACAGTATATATTTGCATGGCGCAGAACAGACCGTGGATTACCTCCAAGAGTTCCGCCTCCAGTAAAAAAGCCTAAGCCTGTAGTTGAACCTAAAAAGGAAGAACAACAGGAAAGCATACTACCAGAATTACAAAAAGTTACTAACAATACAGTAAAAACTCCAATGGAAAAAGTTGTTAAGCCAAAACCAGACAATAAAAAGGTTGACAAAACGCCATATGACCCGTATACTGATATAAGACCAACAAGTAAATTAAATCCTGATGAACGTAAAGCAAGAACGGTTATATGGCCAGATGATTACGATGGAAAGTTGGCTCCACCTAAACCATATAAAGAGGATGAATAAACCCTAATGAGGGAAAATAGTATATACCACATTTCACCGCCAGACATGAAATTATTAGATGCCGGTCCAGTTGTTACCGTGTTATCCAGCAGCAGTGAATTTTTAGACGATGTAGAAAAATTACACGAAGGCATGTACAAGAGTGTGCCAGTTGCCATTTATAATGCTAATGGACCAATTAATGATAATAATATAGCTTGGTTGGTTAGCGCAATGAGACTTAGTGACAATGTTTTTGTAGATTTGGACAATGTTACACAAACTGAATTAGTAGCAAGTATACTAAACGAATCTAATGTAATTTATTTTAGTAAAGATAATAAACAACCAGATATATTAAAACTGTTCAATATACGTGAAGGATACACTGTATATGGAGATACTGACGAATATTCAATAATGGTTGCCAACCAATATGTATAAAGGAGAAATAATGATCACTAATCACTATATGGAAACAAATGAGCAAGTTTAACACCCCCAAGCTAAAGACCCCCATTAACGGACAAATTATATATAATACGTTAAGAGTGATTGACGGAAACGAGCAATTGGGCGTAATGAGTAAACATAAAGCTATAAGCATCGCAGAAGGCAAGGGGCTAGATTTAGTAGTAATAACTGAAACTGCTAAACCTCCTGTCGCTAAGATTTTAGATGCTAATAAATATCTCTACGAACAAAAGCGGCGTGAAAAAGAACTAGCCAAACGGCAACGTGAAAGCCGCATTGAAGTAAAAGAGATACAGTTTAAACCTAATATTGGTGATCATGATTTTGACACTAAACTAAAAAATATTGAAAAGTTCCTTAGTAAAGGAAATAAAGTTAAACTAATGGTGCGTTTTAGAGGCCGAGAAAACGCAAATAAACAGGTAGGATTTGAGATACTTACTCGTGTAGCAGATACACTTGAGGAAGTTGAATGGGATTCAAAGCCTAGTTTAAATGGTAATCGGCTAATAGGAATATTAAAACGAGGAAAAAATGGATAGAGATAATAGAAAACCAAGAAGAAAAGACACTGCTGACAAAGGACTTTATGTAGAAGTGTTTGGAAATGACGTAAGCCGTGCGCTGCGTAAACTTAAAAAAATGATTAACAATGACGGGATGCTCAAAGAGCTTCGTGATCGTGAACATTTTGAGAAGCCTAGTCTAAAGCGTAAGAAGGCAAAAGCTGCCGCACGTAAACGGTGGCAAAAACAACAAGAAAAAAATTCCAATAGATAGCTTGACAATCAGTACCGTATGTACTATATTAGTATTATGATAAGAAATGCCACTCAATGCGCAAAAGCGTCAAGTGAGCAAGATAAGAAATACATATACAGAACTACGGGTTGCTCACGAAATAAGCACGTGGAGAGCTACGGTAAGCCCTCCAACTACTAAATAACTGTGGATGCCATAATGGGTCCACAAAATACATCTTGCTTAAAAGGAGATAAAAGATGAATACATACATGACAAACATGTTCATTGATGCTGTGCAGAATACAAAGCGTGAATGGATCAAAACTTTCGTTAAAACTGAATCATTAGCAAAGCCTATGAATGACTTTGTGAATGCGCAAACAACATACACCAAAGAGCTTGCAAAAACAGCAAGTGATATAGGTAATGCGGTTGGTACAACAGTTGCAGATGCAATCAAATCAGCAGGAGTAACGAAATGAACACAAGACTAACATCGATTGACTTGAATAAACTCACTCCCCACAGTGTTGGCTTAGAAAGAATGTTTAACGACATGTTTAAGTACACTGAGCATCCACAAAATGCTGGATACCCACCATATAATATTGTACAACAAGATAACCATTTCCAAATTGAAATGGCATTGGCTGGAGTACACTTAGAGGATGTAGATATTGAAGTTGCCGAAGGTGTATTAACTATTACACACCAACCAGTGGAAGTTCAACCAAACGAAGAAGTACGCTGGGTACACCGAGGAATTGCGCAACGTAAATTCAAGCGCAGTTTTACACTTGCTGATGACGTAGTGGTAGAGGGTGCGAGGATGGAGAACGGCATGCTATATGTAGAGCTTGAACGTATCATTCCAGAAGAAAAGAAACCCAGGAAAATAGAAATTTCAGCAGTATAAAATAAAACACTAGGGGCGGGTAACACCGCCCCACATAACAATTAGGTAAAATAATGAGCACAGAATTAGCATCAAAGATTAACACAACGTTTCATTTTGCGCAACCAAAAAAGTATAAGGTTATTCTATTAAATGATGACCTAACACCAATGGATTTTGTTATAGAAATTCTTATTGGTATTTTTAATAAATCAGAATCTGAAGCTCAACAAATTACACAAGCAATACATAATACTGGCTCAGGAGTAGCAGGTATTTTCAATTATGAAGTTGCTGAACAGAAAGCTCATGAAGCTACTACTATTAGTCGTAGCTCTGGGTTTCCACTAACCTTTAAAGTAGAGGAAAACTAAACCAATGAGAATTGACCAAGATGTCAAACTAGACTATAGTGACGTATTAATTCGTCCAAAGCGCAGTACACTTAAAAGCCGCAGTCAAGTAAGACTAGAACGCAAGTTTAAATTTAGAAACTACGAGCCACCGTTTCCAGAAAATATTAAAGATCACCATTACGATGGTATTCCTATTATGGCTGCTAACATGGATGGTGTTGGCACAATGGAAATGGCAGACACACTTGCAACAGGCGAGATTTTTACTTGCCTAGTTAAGACTTATACAGCAGAAGAACTTATTCAATACTTCTACGGTGACGGACTTAATCGCACAGACTATGTAGCAATGAGTATTGGCACTAGTGAAAGCGATTACAACAAACTAGAACAAGTGTATGCTAAGTGCGAAGACAATCTAAAGTATGTATGCATGGATATTGCAAATGGATATAGTGATCACTTTGCGGCAAGAGTACGTAAAGTACGTAAAGCATTTCCAGACTTAGTAATTATAGCAGGTAACGTGGTTACCGGAGAAATGACAGAGGAGTTAATTTTAAGTGGCGCAGATATTGTTAAAGTGGGCATTGGCCCTGGAAGTGTTTGTACAACACGGATCCAAACTGGTGTTGGTTACCCTCAGCTTTCCGCTGTTATTGAGTGCGCTGATGCTGCTCATGGTCTTGGTGGCCATATCATTGCGGATGGTGGCTGCACTTGTCCTGGCGATGTAGCCAAGGCTTTTGCTGCTGGTGCTGACTTTGTAATGCTAGGTGGTATGCTTGCCGGACACGATGAAGGTGGTGGCGAAGTAATTACTAAAATTTATGAAACAGATGAAGTTGTTAAAACAGATGATAACTTCTATGAAGCAGTATACAAAGAAAAACAGTTTGTACAGTTCTACGGTATGAGTAGTGATGCAGCAAACACAAAACATTTTGGTGGACTTAAAGACTATCGTTCATCAGAAGGTCGTGAAGTACTTGTTCCGTATCGCGGCGAAGTAGCAACTACAGTACAAGACTTGCTTGGAGGTATTCGATCAACTTGTACATACGCAGGCGCTTTGAAGCTCAAGCAACTTAGCAAATGCACAACGTTTGTGCGTGTAAACAATCAGTTTAATCGTACATATGAGTCTACTACTACCAAAGTGTAATATAGGCTGCGCACTGACGCACAGTTGCGCTGACCGCATTTAATTACGATTAAAGTTGTTATAATTATAGGAGTTGGAGGGTTGTCTTAGTAGATCGTCCAACTCCGAGAACTCTAAATGTAATGCTTTACAGGCTTGTAAACGAGTTAAGTATTCGCGCCCGTCGATAACTACCCCTTGAGGCTTTACTCTATAACAAGATCCTTTGCGAGAGAAATTGTGCAGTGGTCTCCAACCTCTGCCGCCTTGTATTAAGTTTAAGCACAACGGATCTCTAAGTGTTTCGGCACTAACAAGTTCTTCTTCAATAGCAGGACATTGTTCATACTCGCCGTTGTATAATATTTCACGCTGCCAATCTGCTGCTTCTGTTAGATTCCATTTAGATCGAAAGCGTGTTCCTGATCCTATGTATCCGTCATCAGGAGTGCCTTTGTGGATCCCGATATAGTATTCACCTGTCGAAGTGTAAGTCCATTTATAAACAAAACCTTGACAGGTCTGAGTTTCTGTGTTAAATATAGTTGCTGACATATTGTTAATCCTTTGTTAGAGTAGGCAAGCATTGGCGTGCTGTGGCCTACACTTTATTTATCCTCTTTCCCCTGCGCAGAAGCGCACATATGCACTATACGCATATCGGGTTCTTGGTATTTGCAGTAGTAAATCACTAAAATCTATGTTAAATATAAGTGTGAACACAAATAGTGGTTACACTTATTACATATATACACATAGGAAATTAACATGACTACTACAACATTCGTAGCAAACACATTTGAAATCATCGGATTTTCAAGCATCACTAAGTTTTTTAAAAAATTAGTCGTCGAAATGCAAAGACGTAAAAACATTAGAGAAACAATCAAAACACTTTCAGCATTATCAACTCGCGATCTAAACGACATTGGTCTTGCTCGTGGTGACATTTGGCACATAGCTAACAGTTCATATCCAAAAGCAGGCGAAAAGATTGATGCAAACTTAAACTTGAGAGGTTGGGTATAATGAATAAACTTTGGTTGAAATTAGAAATTATCGGTTACAGTAGAGCAATTGGCGCTATGACTAGCCAACCAGGCGTAACAGCAAATCACATGCGTGGATTGTATGAAGGTCGCGAAGCGGCAATCAACAAACTAGCTGCTTTAAAAGCAGAAGCAAGAGAACAACGCTTTGGAAAGACCATGGCAAATGCTTAAATTTATTATTGGAGCCGCTGGTTCTTTGAACAAGGCAGTGACTGCATCTAAACTAGCTTCCGAAGGACGCTACGAAGAATTGAGAACACTGTATAACATATAGCTAACTAGAAGCAAGCGTCTATTTTATATGGGCGCTTTTTTCTTGACTAATGATCCGTTAATGCTATAAATATAGTTAACATACGGAGGCTATATGCAACATTCTATTGAGGATCTTTTAAGAAGACTTGAAGTAATGAAAGACAAAGCTATACTATTACATCGTGTACGTAATGAGTTTAGTGAAATATCATATAAAGATTATGACAAAGTAGCCTGTCAAAATATTATTGACGATATCCAAGCAATGGCGTTAAGCATTGCTAAAGACAGACAGGGTACTGATATCATTACTGAGATGGAATATAAATGAACTTAGCAGGTGATTTTTTAATTAGCATTCCAGCTGTAAATACTGGAACATTTAATCGTAGTGTTGTTCTTATGAACAAACACACTGGCGATGGTGCGTCTGGTTGGATAGTCAATAAACAATTGGATGATAAAATAACACAACGTTTACGTAAAGGTATGAATCTTACTCGTGACATACCATTGTACTTTGGTGGCCCAGT